AATTGTCAATATGCCTTTTGTGCAGAAGTTACCCCGTTGACAGGTAGACAATATGAGCAATCGCAAAAGCTTCGAGCAGAAACTACATACCATATTCGTATCCGATTTATTCCCGGATTAGCAAGCGATATGTATGTTATATTTGAAAACAAAAAACTTTTAATCGACTCAGTACTTGATGCAGATGAAAAGTATCGAAGCATTAAAATTGTTTGTCATGAAGTCTTATAGGGGGTATATAAATCTCTGTGAGTTAATCGCTCCAGACCGCAGCCCCCCTTCGTGTGAAATTTCGCAAAAGTTTTGAGGGGGATAGACCCACCACGAAAACCGTAAAAAACTGGAGGTGAGGCGGTGGAAAAGAGTGTAAAATGTGAAACTTTGCAAAAACTTATTGCAGAATTTAATGATAATGGTGGACCGTCATTTTCACCTAAGTCGAGCAAGGATATGTTGTGCGGAGCAATTATATATGCTAATGTTATAGGCGATATTGGAAAGACGGAAAAAGAGGGCTTGATAAAGAAAGTAGAGCAAATATATAACAAAAAATATTTAACGAAAGAAGGTGAAAACAATGGCAGCTAAGAATATCGGTGCAACAATTACTCTCAAAGACGGTGGATTTAAGTCCGGCATAAAAAGCGCAGTAACTGGTCTTAATAACTTTAAAAAGAATTCTGATGTTGCAACCTCATCCGTGAAAAAGTTCAGTTCACAGACGAACTCTGCCGGAACAAGCCTCGCATCAATGGCAAAAAAAGCTGTTGGGGTTGTTGCTGCTTACGCCAGCATAAAGCAACTTGTAACATGGGGCAAGGAATGTGTAGTTGCTGCAAATGCCCAAGCAACCGCAGAGAAAAGGCTTGAGACAACCATGATGAATGTGAAAGGTGTAACAATGCAAAATGTAAACACCATGAAAAAATACGCAGCCGAACTCCAAGGCGTAACAACAGTCGGAGATGAAGTAACAATTCAAGGTGCTTCACAGCTTGCCACATTCCAATTACAGAGCGACACAATAAAAACAATTCTGCCTGCCCTTCAGGACTTGGCGGTTTCGCAATACGGTGTCGCAGTTTCAGGCGACCAAATGCAGTCAATGGCAAACCTTGTCGGTAAGGTTATGACAGGAAATGTCGGCGCACTTACACGATACGGCGTAACCCTTAACGATGCACAGTCGAAAATACTGAAAACAGGAACGGAAAGCGAACGAGCCGCAATGCTCGTGGAGGTTTTAGGTCAAAACTTCGGTGGACTTGCCGAAGCAATGGCAAACACTCCCGAGGGTAAAGTTCAGCAGTTGAAAAATGCGTGGGGCGATATGCAAGAGGTCATCGGAACAAAACTGTATCCGATTGTAACAACCGTCTTGCAGTACATAACCACAAAACTGCCAGCAATTCAATCAGCATTCACAACAGCCGTCAATACGGTTATGCCCGTAATTCAGGGCGTAGCAAATGTAGCAACTACATTTATTGACACCGTATGGAACGGCGTGCAAAATTCCATCAAGCCAGCCTTTGACAATTTGGTAACAGCCATACAGCCTGTATGGGACGG